ATCTATAGGCAAGGGCTTCTTACCTGGTAAGTCTGGCAACCCTGAGGGTCGTCCAAGGGGTACCAGAAACATCAGTACAAAGATGCGAGAAGCTCTCGATAAACTAGGTGCAAAAGATGCTCAAGGAAAGCCGGTCCCTGTTGAAGATGCCCTCGTTCAAAAGGTCATCAAAATGGCACTAGATGGAGATCGAAAAATGATTGAACTTATCTGGAATTACCTTGATGGAAAACCTCCACAATACATAGACATCACCAGTAACGGTGAACGTGTCGGAACTGTACTCATAACACCTGAAGAAGAAAAAAGAATTGAAGAATTATTCGCGCCACGATTACTTCTTCCACAAACACAACATGGAAACAATCAACTACGAACCAAGGAGAGCAATGACTCCGATAACAAAGGAAGGAATCCAATTCCTGAAAACCAGCAACCGGGAAGTGCGTACGAAAGCAACTCGTGATCATTTTGGATACTTCATAACTTACTACATGCAAAACTATGTACGAAGTGAATTCGCGTCTTTTCACTATGACATGATGGTCGACGTACACGATCTGATTGACTTAAAAATTCGTGAAGTTGCATGGTTTATGTTTGGTGAAAGTGCAAAAACAAGTTTTGCAAAAGCATTGATACTCTACATGATTGCATACGACATAGAACCGTACATAAATGCTGACTCGTTTGATAGTACAAACTCAGAGCGTATCCTTTTTGATGTGGTCCTAGAACTTCAAACAAACAAAAGGTTCATCGCTGACTTCGGTGATAAATTTAATGCAAAAAGAAATCATTTTGAAGCAACGCAAAAAAGGATTAAAGACTTTATAACCAATCCGAAACGAGATGAAGATGGAAATATCATCAAAGAAGGAATTCGTGTTGAAGCTCATAGTACACAAGAAAGTGTGCGAGGACGTATCCACGGTGCAATGCGTCCAGGCTTTGTACTTGTTGATGATTTTGAAACTAAAAAGACACTTCGAAGTGAAGTAAGCACAAACCAGATCAGATCCCACATTCAAGAATTCAAACGTGGACTTGATTCACAACGTCGCAGAGTTTTATATCTCGGAAATATCCTAAGTGAATACGGAAACGTACAAAGCATTATAGAACGTGCCAAACAAGATCCAGAACTTAGGGTTCGAATAGTACCTATCTGCCAAGGCAATCTTATATCGGGACTACATACTCCAACTTGGCCAAGTAGGTGGGCGCTTACGGACCAGGAAGCAAAGGATGAAGGGAAAGTAAGTATTGAAGCAAAGCGTAGGGCAATGTGGACACCAGAAGAAGGAGACTCCGACTTCCAAGCCGAAATGCTCTGTCAGCCTATTGATGAAGCGAAAGCAATGTTCAAACGAGAATGGTTCCAGCCTATAAGTTGGGATAACCTCATTCAAAAGCGTGTAGCGGCATACGTAACCATTGATACACCAAGTAGAAAAGAAGATGGTGAATTAAAAGCTGATGGAGACTTTGTAGGTTTTTGTATTAACTGGATTGATCGTGAAGGTAAATGGCATTTGAAAGCATGGAGAGAAAAACTTGGTCCAACAGCAATCATAGAAAAAATGTTCGGTGTATATCAATTCTTAATACAAGCAGGTACTCCACCTGTGAAGTTTGCATGGGAAGATACTGCATTCACTCGTGGACTTGAACCGATGCTTCGACACGAACAAAGAATGCGACAACTATTCCTTCCACTCACATGGCTCAAACATCAGGGTAGATCAAAACAAGACAGAATCCGAACAGGATTATTGTATCGATACGAAACTCGTAGCATTTATCATCTTGATGGTGAGTGTAAAGACTTAGAAAACGAATTAATGCGCTTTCCTGAAGCTCCAAATGACGATACGAGCGATGCAACAGCCTATCAAAGTGATATTGCACGTCCTGCAGGTACTGAAAAGCCTAGAGACGTGAGACCAGAAAGGGTAATTGATACCGCCTACGGCAAGATAAAGCCTGCATACGAGGATGAAATAGATGATATCGGTCCTCAATACCCTGACATTGGTATCTAGATGAAGTCAATGCACGCTAAAAAACACGATAACGTTTCTATACTAAAAACATTATGGCACTAGCCCATTACAAAAAACGAGATACGCTCTCAAAACAATCTCTCAAAGAGATTGATTATTCATATCGATACAAGAAGTCACGAATGTCCTCGTGGAATAAAAACGAAGACATGATGAATCCTGATCGAAGCGGTCAGGTAGTATCACCATACGGTGGCAGCACATACCAGCAACAGCAAGGTGACACTCGTGCGCAGGTCCCACTCTTCAAGATGCACGGATTCGTTCACACAATCCTCTCAAAGATTGATAGCCCTCTCACATTTAAATACGTAAAAGGAGAGTCTGCCGATTTGAAGAAAGCAAAACTTATGAATGCTATCAAAGAAAAGGATAGCAAGGTGGGTAGATGGAACTTCAAAGACTTGATGGGTAAAAGAGATGCGGCAATTTATGGTCGTGCAGTTTATTTGTACATGACAAGAAATGATAAAGGCATCTATAAAAGCATTCTCAATTTAATTGATCCAAAAGACTTCCTGATTGATCCTGACGTTGGTGGATTATGTACTGAAGAAGAAGATGGAAGTGGAATTGAAAAAGCATCGTACCTTGGATGGTGGAATACAAAGCTCACAAGAGCGCAACTTTTGAAAGGTGTCAAAGATGGAATTTACTACAAAAAGGCAGTAGAAGATTTACTTGATGGTGGTACAAATGCTAACACAAAAACTGCTCAAGATATTGATAAAGACAACCGAAAAATTAATGGCGCACCTCGAGAGAGATTCAAAAACGACAATCAATTTATTTTTTATACATGGATAACTACGGATGAAAACGATGATAGATATTATCTCGTATTAACTCCATCTGGTGACTGTATTCGATGCGAACCTTGGAAAGAGATTCGAAGAAGTACTAAATATCCAATATGGACATGGGCAGCATTTCCAGATCCACGTGAATTCTGGACACCGTCATACTGTGATTATGTCCGTGGAATTTTCATGGCACAAGAAAAGAGTATCAATCAATCACTTGATAACTCTGAACAAATCAATCGTCCTCAAACAGCCGTAAATGTTGACTACGTTAGAAACCTAGCCCAAGTACGATACAGAAAAGATGGATACATTGAGATAGAAGGAAACATGGATGTGAACAAGGTTCTTCAAACACGTCAGACACCACCAATTCAAGGTCCGTTCATGGTATACGATAAGCTCGAGACAATCGTTGAAGCTGAATCAGGAATCACTCCAGGAGTAAAAGGTACGAGTGACGAAGAAACTCTGGGAATTTATGAAGGAAATATGCAACAGGCAGGTGATCGCTTCGGCTTGTTAAATAAAAGCTATGCCGAAGGATACTATCGCTTCGCAGTACTACACAAAGAAGGGGTGATGCAAGACTTGAAGAAGAAAATGGCAGTACAAATTCTCGGTCCCGTTGGTCTTGAAATAGAAATGGTAAGTGCTCGTGACCTCAAACCATTCCAAAAGGACTATGACATTCTTGTTGAATCAAGTATTGCTGAAGCACAAAGCAATCTCGCAGATAGTAAAAATAAAATTACATTCCTTAGTGCATACAAAGGTGATGGAACGGTAAATCAAAAAGTATTATTTGAAACTCAAGCAAGTATTGCTGGAATTGATGACGATACAATCAAACGATTACTTGATATTGGTGATTACAATGCAATTGAAGTGATAGCTCAAGCTGAAGAAGCATTCCAACTTATTATCGGTGGAGATAAAGCACCATTATACAAAGATGCAAATACTGCATTCCTACAAAGGCTCCATGACCTCTCCGATAAATACGATCATGAACTCAGTCCTGAACAACATAACAATGTATTCTCATACATTGAAGAAATAACTCCGATTGTTGAGCGTAATGCTGCACGAGGAGTAATGTCTCAGGTTTCAAAAGAAGGATTAATAGGGCAGTCCGGCATGGTCGATGGCGAGATGCTCGAAAATCCAGAACTTGCAGCAACAGGAACCGCTCCAATTGCAAATCCAGGAACTGAGGTAGCAGAAATTGCTGCGCTCTCGCCGTAGCAATTACAAATTATTAATTAATCATTAAATTATTTATGTCAGAATCAAACAACGTACGTTTTATTGAAGATAATGGTAAGTGGGCATGGAAAAGATACGATGCCGATGGATCCGTTATTTATCGCAGTCCATTATTCGATACAGAAAGGGAAGCTCGTGAAGATTATGATCTAAACGGCACTCCAAATGAGACTCCGGTTCCACAACCAGAGCCAACTCCTACTGAAAGCACTCAACCAGAATCAGCTCCTGAAAATACCACTACTCCCGAAACAACTGAGCCTGTAAATCAAACAGAACCATCTTCGGAATTACCAACCGATCAACCAGCCTAAAGCTCATGCTTAGATTCAGTTACAAAATCAAAAAGAGAGCGAAAGATAAAGGTGACTTCCGTATCACAAAACACGGTCAAGTTGCTGAGTTTTCTCTGCGTGATCTGAATCGAAACGTAGAACACATAAAGAAACAGAGAAAAGAACTTGATGCGAATGCAAAGCTACAGGAAACACTCGCTGAAAATATTCGCAGAGCAAATCCAGATCTCGTAGCATATATTAAAAAGCTGACTCCAAAAAAGAGACACGCTCTAACAATGCTCGCTATTCAAGAAAACAAAGCGAAGCAGTATCGTGATCAGGAAAAAGAAACAAGATCAATACTTCGCATGCTTACAAATGAAGACCGTGAGGTCCGTAAACAATTAAAACTATGAGTGATACAGAAAACAAAATACCACTCACTGGTCCTCACGAATCAGGTATTGAAGGTGACGAAGAAAAGCAAAAAGAAGATGAGGTAGAGATGGCAGAACTCAATGCTGCAATTGATGTATCTCAAGACCTTGTCTCATGGACTCGAACTCCTGCAGGAAAAGATACTGTCGATCGTCTGCAAAAAGAAGCTCGAAAAGCCATGAATGAACTCTTCTCGGTTTTGCATGAAGATCCGTCACTTCCAAAACTTATCTCTGCTGTCGCACGTTTTGAATCAGCAATACAAATGACACGAAGGTTCACAGGTGCTGAAGAAGACCTTGATATTCTCCTCAATGAATTATCAAGACGAAGACCAGGAGTATAGAACAAAAAAACCATCGGACATCCGGTGGTTTTTTCTTTTGAAAACCACTGCACGGTGTTTTTCACTTATCGCGCATCAAACTAAATGCAAGAGGGGCCAACCTCTTTTAATAAGGTAATCGCGCTAGTGTCCTGCGTAACACAATCGGACATCAATGGGGCGAAACCATTGAATAATAAAAACGTATGCCAGAACCAAAAGGAAAGGGAGCGCCATTACCCACTGATGACAAATCAGGAAAAGGCACAGGGGAAGCTAATCCTTCTGAAAATGATGGAAAGGGCAAGAATACCAACCCTACAAATGGTCAATCGATTGCACAAGTTGCAGGGGCGGAAAGCCAACCCTCAGGTGATCCAAAGGATCAGAAAGATAACAAACAAGAAGAAGGTGACGAGAAAGAAGGTTTGATTGTCGAACTGAAAAAGGAAAATCGTGAGATGAAAAAGATGATCAGAGACGAGGTCATTCCCACCATTCGACAGCTCCAAGAGCAAGTAAAGAAAGGTGGTACTAGCGCCAGTGAAGCGAAAGACGAACTGGATGCACTCGCCGAAGAATGGGAACTTGAGCCTAAATTTGTAAAAAAGCTCGCAGACATTCTTCTCAACAAGTCCAAGAAGCAATTCGAAGACGAGTACCTTTCAGACATCAAAGATATTAAATCGAAAGCTGAAGAACAGACTAAGCAGATCACTCACGCTCAGATAACTGCAGCTATATCCAAAGAATTCGACCGTGTTGTGGCAGACAATCCAGAGATTGGAAAAATTGCCAACAAAGAAGCAGTCAAGAAATACATCATGTCGAGTGAGAATAACCTCAAACGAACCATGGAAGATGTTCTTGATGAACTCTACGGTAGCGCGCAAAAAGATGGCGCAGGAATGGAAGGATACAGCTCTCAAGGTGGAAATCATCCGAAGGAACCAGACTATAAGTCTCCTTCAGCTGAAGACCACAAGAGAATCGCAGAATCACGTGAACGTGGCGGTGAGGAATTTGATAAGTATCAAGAAAACCTCATAGATCGGCTAACTCATCGTTCTCGACATCGAAAGTAATGTCGTGATGGGCTGAAATTTTATCAGCCTAATTATTAGAAATCATGTTAGCAACATTCAAAGAACAATTCGATAACGCCTATCAGGCGGTCTTCGATAAAGTGTTGGTGGCAATGGAGATCGCCAACACACGTCTTGAAAAGCAACTCACCTATGGTGCGAGCGTCAAGCGTGTGAAATATTCTCTCGCTCCAATTCGTGTGCGTAATATCACACTTGGAGTAAACCGAACCATTGATCAACTCAATGACTCCGGAGAAACCCTGCTTGTAAACAAGAACAAGGGTTCAGACTTCCGTATCTCTAAGAAGGAGATGATTCAGGCTGGCCCACTGAATCCTGCCGAGACTATCGGTTCTGAAGTGGCCAAGAAACTCTCAAGATACATTGATGCCGATGTGCTTGCTGAAGTGAAAAATGCATTGCAAACCTTTGATACAGGTGACCTAACTACAATGACATCAAATGGTACTGCAATCGCACTCTCAACCACAAACGTCCCTCAGCTTTTGTCTCAGGGTCGTGCAAAACTTCGAAAAGCAAATCAAGACCTTACAAGTCTTGCTCTCGTCCTCGACAGTTATGGTGGATCAATTATCGAGCAATACGTGATGTCAAAAAACATCGACCTTGCTGCTGCGGCATTCAAAAACGGATATGCCGGTCCTGTAGGTGGTGCGGAATTGTATCTATCCGAAAACCTACTCGCCGAAGCTGTTATCACAATGGCTTCAAACCCTACAAACGGTCAGACATTCTCAATCAATGGTTATGTTTATACGTTTGTGACTTCAATCGGTTCAACGCCAGGTAATGTGCTTATTGAAGCAGGTGTGGATGCAACTAGAGATAACCTCATAGATGCAATTCACCAAACAGCTGGTACAGAGGGTACAAAGTATGTGGCATGGACAGATATAGATCCAAGCTACGACCAGTCAAACTGGGTCGACTTGCAACTTACAGCAACTGATAGTGATGCAGCAGATACCATCACAATTATAGGTACAGGTTCTGGTCGTTTGGCATTCGGTGGTACCGCAACACACACCGTAACCAAAAACCTCGTTCACGCTTACTACGGTAAGAAAGGAGCGATTGATGTGGTTATCCAAGACCTTGCAGAAATGGAAATGGTCGACGATCCATATCAAAGAGCGAAGATTATTCGAGCAGACGCTATCTACGGTATCAAAACATTTGCCGATGGAAAGCCTCAATTCCTCGATGTTCTTCTGCAGTCATAACGACTCCGCCGTCCTCAGTCCCGAGCTGGGGCTTGGCGGCAGAAGTAGTAACTTGCAATGGGACTACTTCTGCCACTGAGAAATATGGCAACACCACTAACAGGACAAAACATAATAGAAAGATTTGAACTTTATACCGATGACACTACAGAGTTATCGAGCGATGAAGAATTGAATCTTGCAAATGACAAACTACGTTTGATTTACATGGAACAGCCGTGGGAATTTTTACGCAGACAAAAAATAGGATCAGTAGAAAGTGATGGAAAAATTACAGCTCCATCAGACTTTGATGAGCTTATGGAAAATTACAGTGATGATCCAACAGTGAGCGAACCATTACTCAAGGTAGTTTTTATAGGTCCGTCAAAGATTCCATATTTTGTCATTCCAATGGGTCAGAGAAATGCAAATGAATACAGTAATGTCTGCTGGTTTGATCCAACAGACAGAAAAATAAACTTTGTGCAAAACCCAGGAACAGGAACGTCCTATCAATTTGACTACAAGACCAGTCCTGATGACATTACCCTCAATACAAGTCCTGCACTACCAAGCGAATATCATCCGATGATTGTATTCGCAATGCTTGTGGATGATGAAATTATTCAAAAGTCTGAGAAGGCTCGCAGTAATCAAGAAATAAACTCAATTCAATATGCGAGATATCTCAAGAATCTAAAATTGCGAGATGCTCGCTTCAAACTTGTATGAAAGACAAAGTTATACATTTTCAAATCGAAGACGGGATGCTTGTCCTTCTTACAGACACTGGTCGCATGTTCCAAAAGTCGATGAGAACAGGTGGGCAGTGGATAGAGATTCCACTTCCCGAATTTCCATCTAAGAGAAAAGAAATTGATGAAAAAGAAATATCATGGCCAATCACGAAATCCTAAAATTCCTAAGTGGAGTATATAACCGAGCCGACAATGAAGATACTCCAAAAGATAGCGCAAAAGATTCACTTAATTGGATCACTATTGATGAGCATATTGAACTTGCCCGAGGAAAAGTAACGGTAGGGAATGAAGGAGTAGCAGGAAGTTGTACAAGTATCTGGGTAGGGTATCGAGTTGATGGAACTCCTGTCCTCTGGAGAAAAATCGGCACAAAGATCCAATATTTTAATGGCACGACTTGGATAGATGTAGTAATAGGACTAAATGCTTCCGATGTCTTTGTATTTGCAAACTATAGCTCATTAGCTGGCGCTTTTACATTTGCAGGCGGTCCAGGCGGACTGTTTAAATTTGCGAATGCAAATCCTTGGAGTTACATCGATATGTACGATGCAACACGAAACTTCAAAGGATATATTTTGATAGATAAAGCACGAACACTCATGTGGGGTCTTACAAAAGATCCTACAGGTTTGTACGGAAGCTACATTGATGCCCAAAACGGAAGTGTGTATACAACCGTATCAAATGAAAATCTTGCATCAGGAAATGGATCACAAACATCATTCAGTGGCACACTTGCATTCAAGGCCTCAAACCCAAAAGCAAATTGCTTCAGTGTAACCATAAAATGCACAGATGGTGGCGGTGAGATTTTTACTGATGACTTCAATGGAAAATTAAAAGGAAGTGCTGGTGGTACAGGAACCATAAATTACATAACAGGTGAGTGGCAGGTGACATTTGTAACGGTCCCTGCAAATAGTGCAAACAACATAAAAGCTGACTATCAACGAGAAAACAGCAACACTAAAGGAATTACTGACTTCACCAAGAGTGCGACAAGACTAGCGGGTGAAGGATTCACGCTCAGACAAGATGAAGGTGGAGATGCAATCATGCAGGTACTCCTTGGAATTGATGGCGCATATTACAGTATCAAAAAACAGAGCGCATACAGGTACATTCCAGATGATACTGACACTAAACCCACAAATGAGGTGGTCCGTCGTGGCATAGGTATTTCAAGTAAAAGAAGTGCTGTAGCAACTGGTAGAGGAATCGTATTCATAAACACAGCGAACCCTGATCGTCCAGAATTAAATGTTCTTGAACAGAATCCTCTCGGAGATAACATCATTGCAACACAACTCATTCCACATTTTGCGTGGGAGCAGTTTGGATATGATGACATGGTAATTGAAACCTATGGTCAATTTATTGTGATAAGTTGCAAGGACTCAGATAGCACAATCAACGATAGGCTTCTCCTTGTAGATATTATCCGCAATACAGTGGATATAACTCACTACGGTGTAAAGTCACTTACAAAAGATGGTGGAATTTTATATGGCGGAAGCCCACATACAGAAACGGTGTACAAACTCCTCAATGGTTTTGATGATGATGGATTTGAAGTACAAAACCGATGGGATAGCAAAGACGAAACATATAGAACAAGAGAGCTAAAGAAATACAGACGGCTTCGATATCGTGGGGATATTGATCCAGCTCAATACGTAGAAGTCTATATGGACTATGACGGATCAGGATATCAACTTGTAGGCACAATTCGCGGAGATGCTAGCTATGTTGATAGAAACAGCTCAAGTACCGTGGGTTCAAGCATGGTCGGTGAATCAACAATCGGTGGAGAAGGAACCGAAACTGTATATCCCTATGAGATGGAATTGAAAGCACGAAAAATACCTAAATTCCGAAAACGAAGTACAAGATTCATAGCAAAAGGAATAGGGTACGTAAGTATCAAAGAAATGGTCGACTTTGACATTCTTACTTTTGAAGATCGCATACCAAAGCGATACAGGCAAAAACAGAATATCAGCCTTGATGGCAAGCAAATAAACCAGTAGCACTGCAACACGTTTTTACCGATTCTGAAATTACAATCAAACTATGGCATCCAAGCTCACAAAAGTAATTGCAAACTTCGAAACAACGCTCGCAACCAAACTAGCGAGTGGTGCCACATCTGGCTCTCTTACAGGTGTGGTAGATAAAAATGGTATTGCTTTACCGAATGGGAAATATTGCATGATTGTTGATCGTGGTACTGGCGATGAAGAACATCTCTTATTTGACCTGACTGGAAACAACATTACAAATATAAAAAGTATTTCAAGACAGGGAGTTGAGTCTGTCGGAGTGCAAAATTCAAATGGTCACAGAGTAGGTGCAAAATGTGCGCTTACTGATTTTGTAAATTTAAAAATTATTGTCGACATGATAAACGGTGTCGAACCTTTTGATTCCACATCTCCTCTTAAATATGATGCTGATCCAAATTTTAATGATTCAAAACAACTCATTTCAAAAGGCTATGCTGATACAAAGGATGCACAAATCGCAGCTGATATTTTATCAGGTGATAACAGTTACACCGGTGTAAATGAATTTACACAATCACCTCAGGTCCCAACACCCTCAACTGCGAATGATGCAGTGAATATGGCGTACGTTTTATCACTTGTATTCAGTGGAGTTTTTCTAACTGGATTCAACAAGATGACGGTGAACTACGATAAAGAAAATCGAGTAAAAAATGTAAGAGATAACGAAAATGGGAAAAGCTATCTCATTACATACGATCCTGAAGATAATCCGACAAAGATCTTTGATGGAGTAAATACTTGGAGATTGTTATATGCAAATGATTATTTGTCGGGCATTACTAAAATTTAATTTTAATTATTATGTTTCAAGCACCACTAGGAAAAAATAAGCCATCACTCAATACACTTGAAAAAGGTACTGAGTTTCCAGTATTTCAATTCTTTCACGAACAACTTCGAAAGATGACTCGGTACAATGCAGTATCAGCAAAAGGTACTCTTTCGATTGCTCTACAACCTGCAAATAATGAGCAATTTACAATAGGGAATAAGACATACACATTTCAAACAACCCTAACTAATGTAGACGGAAATATCTTGATTGGCGCGAATGTTGCGGCAACAAGACAAAATATAGTTGATGCTATTAATCTAACGGGATTGATAGGGACTCAATATGCAAGCTCAATGACTGAACATTCCCAAGTTTCCGCTGCAACCTCATGGAATGGAAACAATCTCATAATCACAGCAAAAACAGGTGGCGTAGTAGGTAACTCTATAGCCACAACAGAAACGATGGCTGGGGCAGGCAACCAATTTGATGCCTCTACTCTTGGTACAACACAAGCCGGTGAGGATGAAAGTGATGCTGACTCATTCCTGTGGTCTTCTCACTTCAGAGTTGGAGACACAGGTGGATCAGGATGGGCATACATCAATCATGTAAGCAATATTCGAAGATTTTTTAGAAACATAGATGATTATTCTCAAGATTATGGTGCAGGTTTTCTAAATTCACACTTTAAATATAGTGGTGACTATTTGCCAGCAGGTGCTTCGAGAAAAACGTGTGCTCCGAATCACTTCAATAGAAGGTATGCGAACTTAAAAATAGTTTTACCTCGTATTTATACTCAGAAAAATGTACGAGCAAGTATTCCGTCACCGTATGCAGTACACGGAAGTAATTCAATAATTCGCGCACAAGCAATTGATGCATCACGTATTGCTTATCTATACTCACAGGCCGCAGGTACAACAGGAACGTATCTTGTGATTGCTTCTGTAGATGCAAATGGTGTCCAAACATTTGGAACTCCTGTACTTGTGGACACTTCAACAAATAATGATTTGTTTGATATGGTCCTAGTAAATACTGACAAGATTCTTATCTTGTTTGCAAACTCAGGTGCTACAGCTTTTGCAGCAACAAGAACTGCCTCAATATCAGGAACTGTAATTGTGATGAATGCTCTGGTACAGGTAGCGGCGACAGCACTAACAGCGGCGTCAATCTGTAAAGTTGGTACGGATAAAGCAGTAATCGGATGGCAAAATGGTACTCAAGTTACTTATAACGTGGTTACTCTAACAGGAACGGTTCCATCATATGGGGCAGCAGCAAACATTACAGGTTCACCTATATATACAAACCTTGTTGCTAACGGAACCGATAAGGCTCAAGCATTTTATTTGAAATCATCCAACCCTTACACGGTCGTAGTATCAGTATCAGGAACTTCTGTCTCGTTTGGTGTTGAACTTGAAATGATGAAGGG